AAATATTTTTTAGTTTTAGGGGGCTGTACGTCTCGCCCCCTTTTAAAACCTGGTATTGATTTATTTACACCTCTCATTAGCCGTTCTGACCAGTAAGATTAGGTCCTGAAAACTTGTCAGTGAATAATGTAACAGCAGTTACTTTAGTTGCTGTTGACAAATAAACACCTGCTGGAAATAAAATTCCATCTTCAGGTAATGAAAAGTTTACGATATCTCCTGAAGGCACATCCATAGTTAATAAGTTTGTGCCACCTGATGATGAAGTCGTATTCAATTGAATTTGACCAGCACCAGTAGTTCCATCATGAGCGATCGTAATAGCTTTCAATCTTACAGGAGCTGCAATAACCACAGTTGATGTTGCAGTGCCAGCTACTCTTGTCGCTTGTATATCAGCTTTTGCTGCCATAATTTTCTCCTATTGTTTGTGGCCCCCGAAGGAGCCACTATTAATTTATTACGCTATTGTTGCGCCTCTGTCTGAAACAGCAACCCAACCAACAGTGCTATTCCATACTAAAGTAACTGCTTCAGCTACCGCATCGAAAGCTATTGTTGTTCCACTTGCGAAAGTAGTAGGTGTTACAGTAGCAGTTCCGCCACCGTCAACAACCATGTGGATGATTTTAATTTGACCTGAAGTAGTTCCATCAGCAAGAGTTACCGCAGCAGCACCTGCTCCTGTAGTAAGTTCTGTTACTAAATTAGTCAGGTCGATTGCACCCGAGCCTGATAAAGATTGTACTCCACCTCTAATAGTTTTTCCATAAACTGCATCAACAGTAATTGCACCAGTAGATGTGTTTTTTGTTAAAGATTCAAAACCATTTTCCGATCGGACTGGTCCTGAAAAAGTTGTATTTGCCATAATATTCTCCTTTGTATAGCTTTAAATTTGTAGTCTCTATACCGTCTGCCTAGCCAGTCTACAAATTATTTTAATCTAGGTGGTTTTATTATACATAAAAAAAGGGGCGATGTAAAACACCGCCCCTAATTGTAAATACTGATTAGTATCTATTAACTAGTTGGTAAGTTTCCGTTACCAAAAATACATCTTGGATCAGAGAATCCAAAAGAGTATCTTTCTCTAGCTTTAAATCTCATGTTACCAGTATCGAAGTCACCTTCCATCGCTGTTTTGATTGGTGATCTAACGAACATTTTTAGTCCATTAGGTATATCAGTCAATAAGAAGTATGAATCAGTGTCAGTTAAAAAGTTATTAACTCTGTAACCTTCTGGTACCATACCCATGTTAGCGATAGCATTGATGTCATTATCAGCTGTTCCAACTCTCATTGGAGACTTCATGATTCTCTCAGCAGTAAATTGTAATTCTTTTGGAATTATCATTTTTCTACCAGAAGCAGCAATTTTTAGACCTCTTTCGTCTACAAATCCTGCAATGTCAATCAATGACTGTTCTAGTGAAGTTTCGTTAAGGTCTGCAGCAGTTGCAAGAACGTTTGAGAAAGTACCACCAGTTGCTAATGGGTGAGAGCTGTTAATTAACGATACTCCGTCACCACCAGTAACAGTTGTTACTTGCGCGTTGTTCAATACGTTTGCAGCTTTAACTTGCTTCGTATTTGCCATAGATCTAGCAAGAGCTCTTGTGTATCTTCCTGCTAATCGATCGTATAGGTTATCTTCGATTGCTTCCTCAGTGATAGAGAATGCTAATGCGATTGTTTCGTGGTTGTATCTTGCTGTGAAAGTTTCACCTGCTTGATCAAACACTACTCCAGCACCTTCTTGTTTAACTGGTGCAGAAGCAAAACCGCTTAACATCACTTCTTCTTCAAAAGCTCTGTCAGATGTTTCAGTCGCAAAAATTTCAGCATGCTGATTTTCATAACGACTATATTCCAGGCCGAATAAAGCATTCAAACCTGGCTCTAGTTCTTTAACTAGTTGACTACGTGATATTGCCATAGTTATTCTCCTTTATCTATTAAACGCCTGTTCCACTTCTAAAGAAGTGGTTGTTGATTCTGACAAGAATATTTGCATTTGATGTCGAAGTATCCGAATTGTCTGGATCTTGCGAAATATCAATTGCTTGTACAGCAAATGTGTTTGCAGTAGCTGCAGTTGACACATCTAACTGAACTTTTGATAATCCTGTCTGTGTAACACCAGTAGTGTTTGTAACCGAATAGTTAGCAAACAGACCTGCTCTAGTAAAAGCCGCGTCAGCGTCTACTAAAAATACTGCGTCAGGGTCATCTACAACAAATGCTGTGATGTCACTTGCTGCGATTGAGCCTGGGTAGTAATTTCTGTACGTTGGCTTTTGAGTAGTTGGATCTGTATAGAAACATCCGTTAAAAACACCCAAAATAGCTGTTGCATTGCCAGCAGTGTGTCTGTCAATATTACCTGAAGCTAATGGAATAACCATATCACCTTGATAAATTGCAGTCGTGTGACCACTTGCAATTGTGTATCTATTTTGAGCTCCTACTAATGGTGTACCGTCTAGTTTTCTGTAAGGTCTAAGACCGAACTTTTCACTTACGTTTGCCATAGTTGTTTTCTCCGTTTATTGTTTATATTAATCCAAGCTATCTCGGGTAGGTAATGCAAAAAAATTATTTTTTACGACTACCACCAAAGGTAACTCTAGACTGCCTATCAATATTGATCGGCATGTCCGGGTGTTGTTCCTTCATAAGATCTCGATCTATCGCGTCTGTTCTGTCTTGAGTTATTCTTCTAAAATACTCAGCACGACTTTTCAAAATCTCCTCCGGTATCCTTGCCAACACAAGGCCACCAATTCCGATTAAACCAGCATGTTTTCCTTCATGGATTACAGGGTAATCATTTTCACCGATCTCACTTAAAATGGTTTCGGCTTTTACGAATTCCCAACCTTCTCTAAGTTTTTTAGATACATTACCTGGATCTTCAAAACCAGCGGTTGAAACCCTAATCCACCTGTGCGCATAACCTTGCGGTGCAGCTGGCGCATCCAAACTGGATGGTGGAGTCCAATCTTTTTTACGAGTTAATTTTTCTCTCGTACTAGACTCGCGTGAAGTTTTTACATTTGACATATTATGCTCCTTCCTTCACGTATTTTGCGTATTCCTCTAGTGGCACCCCTAATTTCTTAGCGATAACTACCTGTGATTTGGTGAGTTTCACAGACTTGCGTCCACCCGATCTACGACTCACAGAGGCTACGTTCTGGACGGGTTCCTTAGCCTTGACTTCAGTCGTTTCTTGGGCAAATTTCTGAGGGAAATACTCCTTCATACGTTTGTTGATTTGATTATAGTAGTCCTCACTCTCCGCGTCAATTCCCTCCTGCAAAAGGTCTTCATGTATTCCCATAGCTGCAGATGTCAACACTCTATCTGATCCAAACCACTCATTGTCTTCAGCCCAAGCTTGAGCCCTCTGACTAATTTTTGGTTGTAAATCAGGATTATTGTTGAGATTTTTATCTTCAACGGGTTGTGATTCCTGTTCTTTTTTCTTTGACTCCTTCTCCTCCAAAGTCATAGAAACTTTTTCTTTCTCAACTGCTAATTTTGTAAGATTATCTTGTGCTTCCAAAATAGCGTCAGTATCTTGCTGATCGTATGCAGCTTTCAAAGCATTTTTTGCTTTTTCTCTTTCTGCATCAATTCTTGCGTTATACTCTTTGAGATAGTTAGTATCAGTTTCCTCAAATTTACTTTGAGCAGACTCATACTTTGATTTCAAACCTTTCGCATAATCAACAGCAGCTCTTTCTCTACGTTCAGCTTCTTTAATTTGAAAAGTTAATTTTTTTATTCTTTTTTGAACTTTTTCAGAATAATCTTCTAAATCAGAAGGCTCTGATTCTTCCTTTTGTTCAAATTTAGGTTTTGTTTCCTCAACTGGTTTCTCATCTTCTTTAGTCTCCTGCAAAAGTTCTTTCGCAGTTTTCTTTTGACCGGATACATCAGTATAACCTAAGTCAACTTCTTCCTTTTGTTCAAAGGCAGTTGATTTTTCTTCTGGTTGTTCAACTTGTATTGTTTCTTCTTTTACGCCATCAGTATCTAATTCAACTTCTGGACTTTTATTTTCTTCAGCCATTTGTCCTCCTTAATAATGGTGCAAAATATCTTGTGGATCAGATATAGTTGAAATAATTTCATCATCATTCAATACTCTTACTTCACCACCTTCTATTTTGAATCTTGAACCTGCGTACCTACTAAAAATTACCCAATCATTTAGTTTGCACCAAGGTCCTTTTGGAAATTTATCTTTGTCATGATAACAAAGATCTCCCATTTTTAGCACAAGACCACAGACTGTTGTCATCTGTATTGTTTCTTGTGTTGTGTCAGATAAATATATTCCACCTTTAGTTTTTTTTGGGCCTGCATAAGGCAATACCAAAATTCTGTAACCAGTTGGTGTAGGTAACTTATCTAACGTTGATTTTTCGATCGCATTTGGATCTAGGACTGTTTCGACTTCTTCTTTTGCCTTATAGGCATCTAGCAAAGCTTCAGTCCGTTTCGGTGTCTCCGTGGACTTGTTCATTTGTTACTCCGTTGTTTTCAGCAGGTCTTTAAGATCCTGTTGCAGATCCTCTAGTGATCTGATTTGCCCCCTAATATATTGTAGCTTCTCCATAGTGTCAACACCATATATAGCGTGTTCCTTGAGCTTGTCGATTTCAATTTTAATTTTATTTTGAACAAGTGAAATTGTATCAATATCCATTACATTCTTTGTAAACAAATTTTATTTTCACCTGATTGAATAACTTTAAAGTTCCAATAATCTAACATTTTTGCAATATCTTCCATACCGTATTTTTTGTAGTCATCAAATATAAATCTAGTTCCTTTTCTAGATTTATCTGCAAACCACACAGCCTCTCTAATTACATCTTTAGTCATATGGGGACCATCAAAATGTACAAGATCAAATATCTTATCTGTTGATGAAAATAAGTTCATATATTGAATATCAGTCATGTGATAAAAATTAAAATCCTTATTGTTGGCAAAATCATTTACCATCTGTTGTCTCATCTCATCTGTATAATCAGCTGTATATTCTGGTGAATCATCGTAATGTTGATATTTAAGATTATTGTAAGGATCTATACCAATATGTTCGTAAGGTTTGTTTCCTATTCTTGCTTTTAAACCCGTCATGATAACTTGTGATCCGAGTCCCTCACGAACACCTATTTCACATGTAGTAACTGATTTTGGTTCTTCATAAAATGGTAATGTTTCACACCATTTTTTAAGTAGGTCGTATTCTGTGCTATCACCTCTGATGGTCATAGCAGGTTTATAGCTTATTCAAACCAAAAAGGAAAGCTTAAAGAAAGTCTTTTACTTAAGGGCAAACAATGATGTTTTACCCCTATAGGTATGTAGAGAATATCTCCTTGTTCTAATTCGTAAGTTTTATCTTCTACAGTCCACCTGCAGGCACCTTCACATTGAACAATGACGTTTGAAGCTTTGTCTTTATGAAGTTGAAAGGATGACTCTCCTTTATCTCTGCTAGCATAAATATGAACATCCCAATTAACAGAAGATCTGAGATCCGTAAATTTTTCAACGAATACATCTCTAAAGCTTTTGAATGTTGGTTTGATGTCTTTGGCATCTTCAACTATGTATGTAACATTTTCATCTTTTATTTCAAGCAACTTATCATTCGGTATAGCATAAGAAGCGTTATTATTAATAATTCTAAAATTTAATTGTTCAAGATTTTTAGCTTGATTGAATATTACATTTAACTCATCATAATTAAATAATGATGTATTGATAAATTTTTTAAAATACACCTTGGAACTTTGTACCTTTTATTGCAGCTCCGCCACCTCTTGCCATTCCACCTTCTTTGGCACCAGTGTATTTTAAATTACCTTTTTTATCATATTCAGAAATAGGATTCTGAATTTTTCTAAGATAATCACGTCTCTCTTTTGGATCACCAGGCATTGTTGCCTTTTTCTTTTTTTTATTTTTGTCCATAGATATCCTTTTTTTCTATCTTACCTTGTGCAGCTAACTTTTTCAAGTCACCTTTAGTTAAAGGTTTTACACTATCAATAGTTGGATACACTTGTCTTTTTGGTCTAAATAATCTTTTTATCCATTTCCACATTATGTCCTCACGTTTGTTGGTTTAGGCCCTGTATTACCCGCTGCTCTTTTTCTTGCAACGGCACTCCGCCTTTGAGAGTCTGTCATTCTTGCTGCTTTGGCAGCAGGCACGCACTTTGGATACTTTCGACTTGATCCACTTGCAGATTTTCTTCCACATTCCTTAAATCCTCCTCCAGGCTTTTTAGATCCTATATCTACCCATTTCTCTTTGAACCATTTAGTCAGCCCACCTGATTTCATTTTTTTGGAACCTGCTGGTACACAATTGGGAACCATTTTGTTTCCCTTTTTTTTCATTCCTGCTTGAACGTAACCTTCCCAACAAGTGCCTCTCTTGTACATTAGAAAACACCTTTAAAGTCAGTTCCCTTGATAGCAGCTCCGCCACCTCTAGCCATTCCACCTTTGTTCATCATTCTAGCTTTTTGTAATCTACCCATAGCAGACATTCCACCTGCAGTTGGCATACCACCACCCATTTTTTTGTCGACTTTTTTCTTTTTACCGACACCAATGACAATCATCAATGCACCACCTTTTTTAAATTTTTTTTTGGGCATTGGTCTAGTTGGTTTTTGACTTTCTTTAATTGATTTTAATTTTTCGTATTGTTTTAGTTTTTCTTGGTATTCTTTTCTGGCCTCTGCGCCTGCTTTATTTTTAGCTCTCATCATTGGAGTTCTAACAGGTGGTTCTAAATTTCTTAATTGTTGTCTTTTATTTTTTAAACCAATAAAAGCACCCGTGTTTGCTTTTTTTGGTCCCCAATCTTTTCTTTTAGTTCCTGATGGATCTTTTATTTTACCCGCACAAATTTTACTAGCATATGCGTTCGCGTATGCAGACGGATATACCTTGAACTTACGTTTCGCTGCAGCTTTACCTCTAGGACATAATTTTGTCATTACTTCCAACCTTTCTTTGCTAATTTTGGTTTACCTTGTCTTAGCATACCACCTTTTTTTAATCCAACTGAATAATTAAAAACACCATCTACAACAGTTGGTTTCTTATAAGGTGAGTCTACACTATCTAAAGGTTCATTTACAGATGCTGCTTGAGGTTTTATTGGCAATATTGGAGGAGGCCCACCATTGTTATCAGCTACTACTGGTGTTGTTTTTCCATAGCCTGCATCTTTTAAATATTCTTTACCTTTAGGTGAGTTTGGTTGTAAAACTGTTCCTGTAGTTTTGTAATAATCTCTATACAATCCTTTTTTCTTTGAATATCTTTGTCTGCCTTTGTAGTTAGCATAGGCACCTAAATTTATTGCTCCACTAATAAGACCTACAGTTGGTAATGGTGATTTGAAAGGCACATCTGTGTTTCCACCTCCACCACCAGTTTTTGTCTTCGGTGGTTTTTTGGTTCCGCCTCCACCACCGCCTCCAATATTTGAACTTACTTTTGATTTACTTGTATTCTCAAATCCTGCATCAGAAGTTACAGCTCCTGGTCCTGAACTAAAGTCTGATTTAGAGGCATCCATTCCTCCACCTCTAAGTTTTGTTACCTTGAAAGCTTTTTTTAAAACACCTGCTTGTTTAGCATGTGTCTTAGATGCTTTCTGTAAACCCTTAATTACTTTTTTTATTTTTTTTCTCACTTCTTACCGTTCCTGAAAATTTGTGTACCCTTAATTCCATATATCGAAGCAACGACAAGAATCCAAAGATTTGTAAACCATGAAGGGAGCTGCGAGAACATCTCGAAAAATAATTTTACTTTGTCCATAGCAGTCGGGTCATCTGATATGACTGCCCAGGCGAGCACCAACACGGGCAAACTGAGAATTATCAAAACTGCCTCGTCCTTCCAGTCTGATTGTCGGGCCTCTAGCAATTTTCCCTGATAAGCTTCCTCACCTCGGGCCATCTTTTCTGCATGCATTAATTGTGCATCAGACATTGCCATTTTTGTACGTTGTTTGTTAGCGTAGATTTTACTTCCTGCGTTAACGGCTAATGATATCGCTTTTAACCACATTGTATTTCTCCTGTCTTCTTAAACACATATATTCTATCATTTTATCGACACAATCGTAAGCCCTTTCCCCCTGTGCTCTCCAACGCCACAATTGTTTAAACCTTTTATCTTTTTTCTTTGTCTTAAATTTGGCACCTCCAAACATATCCTGGAATCTTTGGATTATATCTTCATCACAACACTCAATCGTAGCTGCAAATACTCTTTTTCTACCTATTCCTTTAGACCAAAGGCCAAAACTTCCTTCACCATCAAATAATCCTGATAGCCAAAGTAGTTTACTTTTTTTTGAGAGATTTTCGTAAGAATTTTTTAGCATCTTTGAGTTTTATCCCTTGTGGATTGGGTCCTTTCTTAGGCGGTGGCCCATATTTTTTCCCTCCACTTAAACCTTTTCTCATTTTTGCGATAATTTTTGTCTTGCTACATCTAATCTTTCATCAGATTGCTCATCTTGCTGTCTAAGTCTATCAT